GGTGCTCTGAAAACAAGGGCTTTGCCGACCAATATGCGCGCGCGATGGTTGCCCGTAGCGATGCCATGGCGGACGAAATATTGGAGATAGCTGACGAATCGGCCAACGATTGGCAAATAGACCCCGAAACGGGAAAAGAGTATATAAATCATGAGGTTGTGCAGCGTTCGCGGCTTAAAATAGATACCCGAAAGTGGCTTATGGGAAAAATGGCACCCAAGAAGTACGGCGACAAACTGGACGTCACCAGCGCCGGCGAACAGATTAAACCGAATGTAATATACCTGGGCACAGGACTGCCCCCTGCCGATGAAGCTACTTCCTAAGCAGGAAAACGCACTTTGGTATCTGCGGGACTCAACTACCACGGAAATACTCTACGGGGGTGCTGCGGGTGGAGCCAAATCAAGCATAGGATGCCTTTGGCTCATAGAAATGTGTCAAAGGCATCCAGGCACGAGGTGGCTGATGGGTCGCGCTTTTCTTAAAACACTACGAGAAACTACCCTGAATACGTTTTTCGATTGGTGCTCCCGTTTGGGCATAACAGACCAGTATACTTATAATGGACAGGACCACGTAATAAACTGGCACAACGGGAGTCAGATAATACTAAAGGATTTACGTTTTCTTCCATCCGATGATAAATTCGACCGCTTTGGCTCATTAGAGATTAGCGGCGCCTTTATAGACGAATGTGGTCAAATAACTTTCTTGGCGTGGCAGACCGTAATGTCCCGCATCCGCTACAAACTGAACGAGTACAATATCCACCCGAAGATACTCGGAACCTGCAACCCGACTAAAAATTGGCCGTACCGTGAGTTTTACCGTCCGAAGAAAGAAGGGGTAATAAAGCCGTACCGCAAATTCGTAGCTGCGCTGCCCACCGACAACCCGCACCTGCCCGAAAGCTACCTGCGTTCTTTACTACAGATGGAAAAGAATAGCAGGGAGCGCCTTTACTACGGAAATTGGGAGTATGACGACGACCCGGCTACACTTATTGACCAAGAGGCAATTTCGGACTACTTCAGACCCGACCACCTCAAACAGGAAGGCGATAAATACCTCACCATAGACGTGGCCCGGAAAGGTAAAGACAGCACGGTGTTCCGTGTGTGGCACGGCAAAGTGTGTATCTACCGGTTATCACTACCCAAAACACTTATACCCGAAATAGCCGAGAGGGGTAAAGAATTACAGCATAAATACGGCATACCAAACTCGCGCACCGTGGTTGATGAGGACGGGGTCGGCGGCGGCGTAGTGGATATAATGGGTTGTAAAGGGTTTACCAACAACTCATCACCGGTCGGCGAAATAAACTACAAATCACTTAAAGACCAATGTTCCATACGCATGGCCAAAGCGATACAGGCCCGCAAATACGGGGAAATCAGCAACAATGGGACTGTAAAAGACTTAGTTGCTGAGGAAATGGAACAGGTAAAGGTGGCCAACATCGACGACGACGGTAAACTGTCCGTAATCAAGAAGAAAAAAGTAAAAGAAAATATCGGCCGGTCCCCCGACGACTGGGACTCCATAATGATGAGGGAATACTTTGAATTGGGTCACACAACGGCGGCATGGCTGCACAGTTACGACAGGGTAACGCACGTATCGCCGCTGGCTGTATACCAACAAAACCAGATTGTGTACGTATCTGTTAACTTTTCGGGACTGAGGCCAGTGCTGTTGCTGTCCCACAGGGGCGAACCCGTCAATAAGCGGTACGGGTACATTCACTATTTCGCGGAGCTGGTGGCCGATGCCGATTGGACGGAACAATTGGAGCGGATATGCCCGCTACAGTCCAAGCACCGGTTATTTATGGTTACCGGCGGTTCCGTGGCGGGTAAGGCTGATTTATTGGGAGGGGCCAGCAACGAACAGTGGCAGACGTTCATGGGAACGATGGGTATTTCGTGGAATCAGGTAAACATAAACCGGGCCAACGTAAACATGGCGGGCAACAGGTCCCTGTGTAATGAGGTTTTTGCCCGATACGATGAGATACTGATAAACACGGCCTGTACGGGTCTTATTTCGGACCTCGCCAAGGCAGATGCAGACTCGGACAGTAAAATAGTGGGTCATGACCCTACGGACGGGGGTGTCGGCGCGTATCTGGACTGCATCCGCTACGACCTCGCCGCTTTCAATCGGAATTTCCTGAATATGTAAACTATATTGCAGAGTTCATTTTATTCCACGCGGGATAAAACGAGACTAAAAACAAGAAAATAAGGTAGTTAAAAAATAAACTATTTTACAAATTTAGCCGCCAATAATCCGCTCCACTAAATCATTAGTATAGTTCTGCAAATCCTCCCGGAACTCGGCCAGTTCCTTTTTGGTGGGCCTGAACGCGCCGGGGTATTTTGAAATCAACCCGTTTATCTTCCCCGATGGGTTTGAAGCATCCAAGCGTATCTGGTGAAATACCCTTACCTGTCCGTTTTCTTTCCTTACGGCCACTCCCGTGCCGTACGCCCGTGCAAGGTTGCCGAATACCCGCAGGTTGACGAACGCCGGTTCACCTATCGTCCGTTTGAAGTCGGCATAGCTTTGGAAATAGGAGGTCTTGCGGGGCTTGCCGTTTTTAAACTGCGCACCGCCACCGTTCTTGCCTTTTAGCGGAAACTTGCGCACCGAGTCGGCCGGGTTTACGTAGAGAGGCTTTGATGAGTACCTTCCCGGGGCACCGTCCGGTCCTACCCCGCCCTGTTCAAAAACACGTATAGACTGATTGCGCACCGAGTTGGATACGGCAAAAAACATGGGCTCGGAATCCTCCAAAGCGTCAGCCACCTTCCTCATTTGGGATATTAACTGCTGGGGTGAAATAGCCATAGATTTTTTCTATATTTGTCTTCAAATGTATAGATAAATACCGCATGCTTGAGCAGATAGTCACATACGTAGCCGGGCGTATTAAAGCCACAAACCAGCTTTCGCAGGTCAACGGAATGGCCGAGCTCATTTCCGAATCAAGCCAAGACCCCAACGCGCGCAAGGTGTACCCTGCGGTATACCACAACAAAGACAACATGAAGCCCATTTCCCTTTCCGATTACACGGCAGGGGTCTGCTTTTTCCTGCGTACGCAGTCCGACAGGATAACGGAAATAGAAAGCAAGCGCGGGTGCGACCCGTACGTAAGGGGCAGTTATTCCGTGGCGCTCTACTACATGAAGCGCCGGGAATCGCAGAATGGTGTGGATTTATTGGAGTTCTGCATGTACAAAAACACCTTCCTCAACAACGAACAAGACCTGCGCGAGTCGCTGAACGTAAATGTAATTAAGTTGTCCTCTTCCACACTCTCTACCGATTCGGCCCGCAATGCTGCGGAGATTTGGCAGGGCATGGACATCAGACTCCCTGTTGATTTAGTTCTGCATAAGATGGAATTGAACTACACCGCCCAATATTACCCCAACTGTATAACTTCCTGTTGTTCATGAGTTGCCAAGACTGCAATAATTGTGTAAGGTTTAAGTGCCTGGCCCTCCCCCAATGTCCGGGAGATGAAGATGTGTTCACGCTAGATTTGGGCACCGTTGAGGGCGTCAGCAATGACTACAATGTACACTTCGCCAACGACAGCAACGGAGTGGTACAGGTTATTTTGGGCAGTTCCGATGCCCAAGGGTTACTGACGGTGGAACTGGACGGCATTATACCTTACCTGACCGATAAAACAACCTTTACCGTATGGGTTACAGCGGTTGACGGGCAACTGCACGACAATGTACCGTTTGATTACGGGGCCGAAGAGCCCGCCACCTGTGCAACGGTAAGTTTCGAGAAGGTGTTCGGGGTTGACGGGTTTCCATTTAACATTTTAGAGCAAATACTGATTGTATGATAACATTAGGAGACTTCTGCATATGGCCTCGACGCACAATAGATGTACCAGAGGGTTTAAAAAACGTTGTTTTAACTGAAACCTACACCGCAAAAACAAATTCATGGCACATATACGGGCCATACTTTCCCGATATTGAATTAAAACCATTATCATGCTAATATTCGCCGAACTTATTCTACTCGCCTTATGGTGCCTCGGCCTGCGTATTGCCACAGGGTCGGGCATGATACTAGAACACCCGCACGACTGGGCCGAGACTCACTTACCTAGCTGGCTCTACAAACCGGTTATCGGCTGTATTTTCTGCATGGCTTCGGTGCATGGTATCATTATCCATGCCGGGGCATGCCTGTTGTTCGGGGCCGACCCGTTTCTGCTTCCGTTGGTTATCGTCTGCGGGGTTTCACTGAACGGGTTTATTCACTACCTGTTTGAATTATTGGAATCATACGGAGTAGACGAATCGGTGCCGTATGTGCAGTTACCTGTGTTTTTTCATTCCGACAACACAAAAGTACTTCACGACCTCGATTTGGAATATGACGATAAAGACTTAGAGGTAAGGGAAATGACATTCGTTTCCGTAGGGGCGCTTGAGCCTTGGCAAACGGATGCGGGCGAAACGCAGACATTAATACACGCTAACGGTTCTACCTATCGGTGTCCGTTGAATCCCGAAACAGTTCAGATACACATCAGGAATTTACGCGCATAATGGAAAATCAAACATTTAAAATAGGCCGCTTTTTGCGGTTTGAGTGCCGGCTGGAAGGCTTCCCGTACCGTTCGGCATTTGTACGAACGATTTGGTTTATGGGCATTAAGGTGTTTGCATCACATACTAAAGTGCCCGCTTATTGGAACAATGGCAAGGTGGAGTTTGACGATAAAAAAGAAGCAACAGGCTGGGAAAGGCTGGCCCATTGGGCAGACCCTACACAAAAAAGCAGGATTGAGGCTGAGCGGGAGGCCCATAAGGCGACCAGCGAAAGGTTCTGGAAGCGGAACGAAGATTACAATACGTTGTCCATTGCTGCGCTTGAACTGCGCCAACAGGTAGACGACCTCACCGCCAAAACCCACACCATACCCCAATGGCGCGAACTCCTTGAATTCGCTTTTGAACTGGACGGGCATCAATACCACCGGTTCCCCAACCCTTCCGATTTACCCCTGAACCGCTACGAGGTATTGCAGCCGCTCCTCATCCAACTGGATAACAGATTAACCAACGAAGAGTTGCGGCACCTCACGGGCATCTGCAAAAAATCATTCGAGGGCGCCATTGCATCGGCCAACGCCGGTAAGCGTATGGAAGGCCTTCAAAAGGCGATGTGGGCTGTGCAGGAAATCGAATCCCGCAACGAGGTGTTGATGTTTCACCCGGAGATACTGTGCGACATCGCGGCACTGTTCCTTATCCGTGACGATGAGGAACCGACCGTTATCAACGAAGAGGTTCACAAGGCAAAGAAACAAGCATTCCTACTCCATGGAGGGGAAGTCGCTTTTTTTATGAAACTCGGGGTGTATTCCCTAATTCAGGATGCGGAGAAATTCATCGACAAGTGGCAAGGGCATTGGGACAGGCACAAAAGCCAGACAAAGACCGCCCTTCGGACTTATCAAGAAATTCATTCATCGGTAAGCAGTGGGCCTGGTTAGAAAAATTCACGGACGACCTTGTGATATTGGTAGGCGGTGTAGTGGAGTCGATAGAATTCAAAAAGAGGGGCACCGTGGCGGATTACTGCGCGGCTATACGCAAGAACCGGCGCGATAATGAGATGAAGAAATGAGCGATAAAGTACAAATACTGGTTGAGTACGTTGCGGCAACCGACAAGTTCCGGCAGGAAACGGAAGCGGCCACCGTGTCCGTGGATAAACTGGACAAATCCACCAAAAAGGTGGGTGACGATGCAAAGGTGGCCGCGACCAAAACGCAACAGGCCTCAAAGTCTGTGGTGCAGTCGTACCAGCAGGAGGGAAAAGCCGTTGACGCACAGGCGGCGAAGGTTAAGGGGCTTGCCGTTACCACCCAGCAGAGCGCCGCTGCCCAGCAAAAGGCGCTTGCTTCCACCGGGAGCCAGTTCACCAAAATTAAAGACCTCGCCACGCAGTTGGGGCCGGCCATCGGGGTAGCCTTCGGTGTGCAGCAGGTAATCCAGTTCGGAAAAGCCTCGGTCGAGGCCTATGTAGACGCCGAAAAGAACGCCACACTCTTACTTAACTCACTACAGGGGAACGAAGCCATACAGCAGCGCCTGCTCAAACAGGCCTCTGACTTCCAGAACACCACCGTTTACGACGACGACACCATTATTAAGGCTCAGACATTCCTTGCTACACAGGGCCGTACCGAAGAGCAGATAACCAAACTCATAAAAGCAGCCACCGACCTTTCGGCGGTTACCGGGGACGACTTGCAGACATCCGTGGAAAAACTGGATGCCACCTATGAGGGCAGTATCGGCCGGTTGGGGAAACTGGACGAACGGTTTAAAGGGTTGACAAAAGAGCAGTTGGCCAACGGCGCGGCAATCGACCTCGTTACCGAAAAGTACGCGGGTTTCGCGGAGGCCGTGGGCAATACCGAGGCGGGTAAAATAGCCAAGGCGCAGAACCAGCTCGGGGAATTTCAGGAGTTCATCGGCGGGCAGATACTTCTTTCGGTCGGTGATTTGTTCGATGCGTTCAACAGCGGCAGCGTAGACGGGTTCCTTTCAAATATTGATGAACTGGAAAGCCGTCTCAATCCGCTGGGAATGGGAATAGGCGGTCTTATATCCGGCTTTGACAACTTCAATAAGGCCTTGGGCTTTATACAGGACGGTAATTACGAAGATGCGCTGGAGCGTATAGGTGTGGGAATGCTGGACATTGTTTCGGCGACCAACCCGGCCATAGGCGCCATCCGGTTTATCGGCCAGCAGACCGGCGTTTTCTCGGACGAACTGAGCGAAGCCGAGCAGATACAGGAGAGGTACGTGGCAAGGCAGAGCCAGTTTACCAAGGCTGTTACCGAGGGCGGCGAGGCGCTGGAGATTTTCTACAAACGCGCCGCTGAGGTGCTGGGTGCTACCCGGGAAGAGTTTGACGAATATGTGGCCGCCGAGCGGGTAAAACTTGGCGTGGACAAGGAGGATAACAGGCAGACACAAGAAAAGATTACCCTTTTGCAGGCATTATCCAACGAACTGCGCGGGGTGACCGAAAAGGTACAGAACCAGGTTGCGGCCGGCGGGGTTATCC